GCTAATAAAACTTTTGACGCAGCTTTAAATCCAAAAAAAGTTGCAGATGCTTTTATAGATGTTGTAGAGAATTTTAAAAAAGCACCAAAAGTAGCAAACGATTTAATATTTAATTTAAGGCAATCAAGATTTAATAAGTTTTCTAATATAAGAAAATACAACGGAATGGATGAAGCCCTTAGCAAGGGTGACGATTTAATAGATATAGCACCAGTAGCAGATGATGTAGTACCAAAAGCCGATGATATTGTACTTACACCAAGAAAAAAGATAAGAAGTAAAAAAGGTAAACAAAAGTTTCAAACCACTGATACACCTGTAGGTTTTGAAGGTAGAAACTTTTTTATTTTTGGTGATGACCCTAAAGAAGTTGCAAAGATAAAAGCTGCTTACGAACAAGAATTAAATCAATTTTATCCAAAGTACAAAAATATAGTTACTGATGATATGTTGATTGAAGACGCAGATGACTACTTAGAACCAGAGTTAATTCAAGAACTTAAAAAGTTTTCGGATGAATATGGTTATAAATTACCTGTTATGGTAGCTGCAACGGTACGAAGAATAACTGGTCTTGCTGTTAATTTAAGTGATGGTGGTAAATTAATAAAAACACTTCCAGTAGGATCTAAAGAAAGAGATATTTTAAAACAAAGACTTCTTTTACAAACAATAAATTTTTACAGAATGATAACTGGTGACAGTAGGTCTGGAACTATCTTAGGTAGAGCATTAAGAGCAAGACAGTTAGGAACTGCTAAAAATCCAGTAACAGGTCAGACACCAGGAGAAGTTACTGCAAGCAACATAGAAGCAAGAAGAGCAGAAGATTTAAAAGGTGGTGGATCTGAAATTATTAGAGATGTAGCTGAAGATATAGATAACACGTTTAAAAGCTTAGAGTTTTCACAAGAAGATGTACTTAAAGCTTTAGAAGAAGACAGATTTGATGACTTTGCTGATTTTGCAAGTAAATTAGCTGCTGCACATGGAGATCCATTAGTACTGCAAAAATTAGTTAAAGAAAGTATAGGAATGAAAGGTTTAAAGATAACTAACGAGGTCTTTTTAAATGGTATTTTATCTAACCCTGCTACTCATGCAAGAAATACTCTTGGCACTATGGTAAATGTTGTTACAGGACCAGCAGATTTATTAATAGGTTCTTCAACTAGACAAGATTTACTTAAAGGTCAATTTGTTGATCCCATTCTATTTAGAAGAGCTATGGCAGAGTTTGCTATGTTTAAACAAGCTCAAGGCGATGCCTTAAAACTTGCTGGTCAAGCATTTAAAGAAAATAGAAATATTCTAGACAGATCAAGAATGGTAGTAGATTCTGGTAATGATCCCACACAGAGATTTGCTATACAAATGAAAGGTGGTTCTTTTGATGGTGAAGGTGTACAAAAAATAAAAAACGGTAGAGATGTCGCACAATATTTAAGAAAAGGTCTTGTTCCTGATTTAGTAAATAGTTTTGGCACTATCAATAATGCACCTTTAAGAGCTTTAATAGCAGAAGATGAATACAATAAACAACTTGCTTTTAGAATGTTTTTAAAAGGGTCATTAGTAGAAGATGGACTAAGAAAAGGATTAACTGGAAAAGTTTTTGATGATTATGTTGATAAAAGTTTTGAACTAGGTGTGAATTGGATTGCTAAAAAAGGTTCGGAATTAGATGTAGCTTTAAAAGAGATACAAGATTTTAAACCATTTATAGGTCCTAAAGGAGAGCAGGTAGCAATAGGAGAAGATTTGTTTTTAAAAATAAGAGATTCTCTTGACTATGCTGCTGATCGCACATTTACAACAAAAATAGATAATCAATTAGTAAATGCTTTAAAACATCCAGGTTGGAAACCTGTTTTACCTTTTTTAAACTCACCGTTAAATATTCAACAAACTATTTTAAAACGCACTCCATTGATGGCTACTGTTACAGGTAAAATACCTCTATTAGACGGTATGTTGGCTACACATAGAAAACAACTACAAAGCTCTATTCCTAGTGTCTCTGGTAGAGCAAGAGGTGTTGAAAGAATAGGTGCTGGTGTCTGGCTTACGTTTGGAACTCTCAGTATGCTTGCTACTGATAGATTTGCAAAGATTGCTTTAGTTGATGGTACTGACCCAGATTGGAGACAAGACAAAATTAGAAAATATAGTGGTGATCCTGGATATGCTTTTAGGATTTTATTGACAAACCCTGTAACAAAAAAACCACAGTTAGGTCCTGATGGACAACCTAGATACCATTTTGTAGATTGCGGAAGAATAGGTTTTGAACCTTTTAGTTCTATGTGTCGAGTTGCTGGATATTACGGAACTATTCAAAAATATTTAGATGATGAAGATCAGAAAAATGTAGCTGCTGTTATGACTATTGCTTTAGCAAGAGATATTTTAGATCTTCCAATGTTTGAAGCTGTGCAGAAATTAATGGATATTATTGAAAACAAACCAGATGCCTTACCAAATTTTCTTGCAAACTATATAAACTCAGCTTTTATACCTTATTCTTCTTTAAGAAAAGCAATAAAGAAAACAGACTATACATACACCGATCCAAGATCAGGTAAAAAGTTAAGAGGATATTTTAAACCAGATAAGTCAATACAAAAAGGTGATTATATAAAACAAAACATAAGAACAACATTTGATGATGGTACTCCAATTCCAAAAGATCACCCTGCATACGGAACTTTAGTACAAGAAGACCCAAGATTTTTAGGTGACTTTTTTGTTCGTAAAGTAGCTTTAAAATTTATGAAAGAATTACAGTCTAGTAATCCATTAGCAGAACGATTAAAACCACAGAAATTTTGGCTTACTGGTCAAAATCTTGAATATCCACAAAACATTGGTATCAATAGTGGAATGAACCCTTCGTTGGAAGGGTCATCTCTAAATGATCCTGTAGTAAGTTTAGTACGAAGAAGTAAATCGAAAATAACACCTCCACCTGCACACTTATTTAGAAACTCAGCAGAGGGCGGTATTTTGCTAAATTCTACTCAGTATGAAAAATTAAAAGAATTTATTTACGAAACTAAATTAGATAACAATGGGCAAATAAACAGTAAAGGTAAAACTGTCTATCAAAAACTTTTTCCAATAGCAAAAGATAAAAAGATTTTAGAACTTTTAGATTTTATTGAAAGCGGAGAAGTTGATGATAATTTTAATATAGATACAAAAGCAGTCTTAACTTCAAGAGAGAACAGTGTTAAGGATTTAAGAAAACTTTTAAGACAAATTATTACCCCATATATCGGACAAGCTAAATTACAACTTTTTGAACTAGAAGATGAAAAAGGAGGTGCTAAATCATTATTACCTGCATATCTAAGAGAAAAGAAAAGACAAAAACTTGATTTGCAAAACCGTTATGCAAGGTAAACTAAAGATAATATAATAAAGTCATGGCTACTAACACTGCTGCATCTTTTACAAACCACACTGGTAACGGTTCTGCCGGTCCTTTTAGTATCTCTTTCTCCTATCTATCAGAAGCAGAAGTTGATGTCACTGTCGGTGGTGTCTTAAAAACTATAACCACCCACTATACCTTTACCAGTGGTACACAGATAACATTTACCAGTGGTAATGAACCTGGTAACGGTGTTGCTATCAAGTTTCAAAGAGATACAAATATAAGTGCCAAGAAGGTAGATTTTCAAGATGGTAGCGTTCTTACAGAAACAGATTTAGATACCAATGCAGATCAGGTCTTATTTGCTCAACAAGAAATATTAGATAAGTTAAGTGGTATTGAAGACAATGCTACAGCAGATCAAACAAACGCAGAGATAAGAACAGCAGTAGAAGCTGCAACTGATAGTAATGTTTTTACAGACGCTGATCATACTAAGTTAAATGCAATAGAAGCTTCTGCTACAGCAGACCAGACAGCAGCAGAGATTAGAACACTTGTAGAAAGTGCCAGTGATAGCAACGTGTTTACTGATGCTGACCATACAAAGTTAAATGGTATTGAAGCAAGTGCAACTGCTGACCAAACTAATGCTGAGATAAGAGCCGCAGTAGAAGCAGCTACAGATTCTAATGTCTTTACTGATGCAGACCACAGCAAACTAAATGCTATAGAAGCAGGTGCTACAACTGATCAGACAGCTAGTGAAATTAGAACTCTTGTCGAATCAGCTTCTGACAGTAACGTATTTACAGATGCAGATCACAGTAAATTAAATGCAATAGAAGCTAGTGCTGATGTAACTGATGCCACTAACGTAGATGCTGCTGGTGCAGTAATGAACAGCGATCTTGATACCAAAGGTGAGATCTTAGTTGGTGAT